ATAAAAAATCATCCTGCAACATATAAAGATTTAATGAATCATTATGAAAGCAGGAAGATTAAACTACAAACAGGAGCAAAACAAAATGGATAAGATATATATAAAACTTACTCCCAACAAAAAAAGGTCAGCTCCCAATCATCCAAGCTATGTAGCACCCATTAATCCAAAATCCCCTGAAGGGAAAGAATGGAGAATAGGTGTAAAAATAGGAGATGATTGGTATAATCAAGCTGCCTTTGATGAGGTTGCAGAGAATGGAGAGCCAACTGGTAACATTACTGTGCAACTAACACCAAACGAAAGCTCAAAAAGTAGCGGTACAGCAGGTGGTGGTAATACACCAGCTCATGCACCAAAACCTTTTGCAAAACAGCAATCGTATGGTAATGATAATAGGAAGTATTAATACTTTGTATTAATATTTAACTTTGAGGTGGGGTTTTTTAGCCAATCCTTTCTGGCTTTTTTCTTTTAGTTGTTTTCCCCACCTCATTGAAAAAACAATATGGACACAATAGATATTAACGAAAAAATATTAAATAAAATTGTAGAAACTCGTCATAAAGATTATGGTGATTATCATGAAAACTTTAGATTATTAGCTGTCATGTTTAATGTTATTTTACATGATATTTTAAAAGATAGTATGCAACCATATCAAGTTGTTCAACTTATGATGGCTCTTAAACTATATAGAACAACTAAAAAATATAAAGCAGATAGCTATGATGATTTGGGAATATACTCAAAAATGGCTAAAGAACTGCATAAAAAAGCACTAGACAAAAAGGATAAAAATGTTTAAATACATCAGGCGTAAATTTGGCGAGGTTAATTTCATTCATACTGATAGCTTTGATAACGCTGAGAAGGCTGCAGATCCACAAGCCATAGGGGAATTTGTAGAAGTAAAAGTCACTGATATTAAAATTGACTTCATAAAAGTGAAAAAGGAGAAAGATGAACGAGTTAAGGACTCGTCTGCAAAGGTACAGGGACCTCCAGGAAAAGAAACACAGAAAGTTTCTGGAGACAAAAACACAGGCTGAAAAATATCATCAAGATAGTATTAGATTGATGAGTAAGGTAGTGCAGACACAAGAACTTTTAATGACAAGATAGTCATTAAACTTATAATTGAAAAAAACAACAACAAACCCTAGGGAATTTATGACCAAAAACTTCCACAAAGAAATAAAACTTGCCATGAAAGCAGGAATGTATCAAGATTTAAGTGCAAGAGAAAAAGCTATTTATAAAAATGGTTTTAGAAATGGTTACATACTTGCCAGAGACCACCATAAAAAAAATAGAAAACAATACACACCGAAAAGAATTGTTGGATTTTCTTTTGGAAAGCCAACTAAATTAGTTATTGATAGTATTATAAATAAAGTTTGCATACGCTACCAAGTTCATAAAAAAGAACTTATGGAAAGTGGGTCTCGCAAACAAGAAATGTGTAGAGCTAGAAATATAATATTTAATTTATTATCTGAAAAATTTAATATGTCTTTAACTTGTATTGGTGATATTTTTAAAATGGACCATACTACAGTTTTACATTCTATTAAAATGAAAAATAATAAACAAAGATTTTGGTCTCCTGAACAAACTTTATGGAAAGAGTTTGAGGAACTAAAAGCAACTATTACTTAAATGAATGAAAGAGTTATATTTATTATTAATACTTTTTGGAATTATGGTTGCAATTTGTTTTTTGATGGGATGGTATAATGGGGTACTAATTTAATTATTTTTATAAGTAGAATCTTCAGCTAAATTTTTTTGTTCAATAACATATTTATCAAAACAACTACCATCTTTTCCATCATGACAAAAGTGTTTCTTTTCTGCGTTGACAATCCATCCACCCGCATCACTTAACATTTCTTTTTGACAAACATTGCACCAACCTACAGCCATTACTAATTTAGATTTATTCCAGGTTTTATTCTTCATGTTTTTTTTTATTTCCTAAATAATGTTCTGATGGTTCATAATCCCACCTCTTACCATGATGACCTCTCATATCAGCATACCACATTCTTAACCTAACTATAAATTTTTTTACTTGTCTTGACATTTTACCTTTCCCCACATCCAAGTTTGAGTAATAGATTTTTTCTTTTGTATTTTATTTTTATTATTATTATCAGAATCTACTTCAGTAGTGCCAATATTAACTGTGGTTTTATCCGGACATACATAATTACAGCTTGTTAAAAGTAATGAAGCACTACCTGTTAATAGAATAAAAATAAATATATACTTAATCATTGCTTTTATTTTTCTTCTTCTTATTCTTCTTATTTTTATTGTTCTGCTTAATTTGTTTATTAATATTCTTCTTGTTTTGTTTTTTCTTAATCTGTTTAAGTTTTTGTTTAACAAAAGCAGAGTTCTTTTGAATCTGTTTTGATAAAACTATTTGTCCTTGTTGAAGTTTAAAGACTTGTTCCTTCATTCCCCACGTTTCGTGTAAGTTCCAACCAACTAACGCAATCAAGGCGGCTAACGCCATTCCAATTATTTTATCTTTTAAATCCATTTTAATGTATTGGTCCTCCAAAAAGTGTTAATAAACAAATTAAAATAATTAATATTCCTGTAAAATAATAATTCATACTGTATATCTCCATATTATTCCAATATTAATTTTGTAATTTTCTTTTCACCCATATAAACTTCAATCTCTGCTTTGGATTTTAAACATTTATATTGAACTCTACTGTCGTAATTTAAGTCTCTCATAGCAATACGCTTACCTTTTAAACATTTTGAGAGAGAGGGTTGAATTAAATGCTCCTTAATTTCGTGGTCAATTATCATTAGAAGTGCGAATACTGTTTCAATCATTTCTATTTCCATTTCCATTATCTCTTACTTTATCTTTTAAATTCTCCACATCTGTTAAAACTTTTTCTAATTGTTTTGTTAAAAATTCTATGTTGATTTTATTGTGCATCATATTGTCAATTCTTATTTCTAATTTTTCAGTAGTCTTGTATAAATCTTCCAATAACATAAATTGTTCTTGGTCTGTTGGTAGTTGCTCTGATTTTTTAAGTAAGTCTGCTTGGAATAATTCTCTACTTGTCTCAAGTGAGGTTAGCCTGGAAGTTAATTCTGTGTAAGCAAAGATTCCAGCGGCTACTGCTACTATAATTCCAATCATATTTTTGATTGGCATTGACACAGGAGTATTAGAACTTACCTTCATAACCACATAACTACATAATTATTGCAACGACTAAAACTATACCAAAAACAATCACAACTTTTTTGTGATCATTCCAATAATGCTCTACTTCATGTATAACATTTTTAATTTTTTCCATCATATTTATCTCCCTTGTGAAATTTTATATTATCTTATTTACCTTGTCCACGATATTTTTTTTCCCATATTTCTTTTTGAGATAAATTGGTTTCATCTTTTTTTTGTTTTGTTTTTTGAGTAATTTCAGGTACTTCCATTGTTTCAACTAGAGCATATCTATATACTTTTTCAGAATTTCCCCATTGAAAATGAATTAAAAATCTTGGCTCATTGTACTGGGTAATAAGCCTTGGATCAAAATTTCCTATGGTCATTTTTTAAATTTTTTATTACTTAATAAATTCGTAACAGATATTCCATAGTTTCCACCTACTACTATAAAAATTAAATATAAATATACTTCAGGTATGTTTTGTAATTGTTTAAAATAAAATTCAACTTTCTCTAACATTTGCATATCACCATAAAATGTAGCATAAGCTAATATACCTAAAGGTGCTAATATAAATGCACCTAATACTAAATCTAAAATTAATGAGCCATTTCTTTTAGCTCGTTCATTACCAGTAGCCATTTCCTGTAAAGCTATTTGATGTTTTCGGTCACTTTTTTCTGCTCGTCTATTCATAAAAGTTCCCACAGCTTTAGAGCCTAACTTAAATAATATATTATATGGTATCATATTAATTCTTATTTTTCTCTTCCTCTAATTCTTTAATTTTAGATAAAGCATCCTCTAAATCTTTATTACAGAACTCTAATTTTTGCAAACACCTTTTGTTTGCCGCATCCTTAGATTTACCGGCATCTTCCAATTCGTTGATTTGTCCTTTTAGTATTCTAACTTGATCTTTATATTCATTCAGAATTTCACTAGGATCTGAACCTTTAAATGATTGCATATATGATTTTTACCTTTAGTTTTTTTTGTTCTTTAGTGGTTTTTCTGGCAATAAGAGTTCCTTTGGTTTTTCTTTTATAACCATCTTTTGCAGTATAGTCTTGTTTTCTATAGTTTTTAGACTTAACATCATAAGCATTATACTCACCAGTAGACATATTTAAAGTAACAATATCTACCGGTCCAAGTCCTCCAAGTGGTGTAAACACTAGGATATTGGGGTCTTTTGCAAACTTGAGTTGTGCCGCAAGTTCACTCACTAAACCAGCAACTGATTTTTTGTGCCTAGCCATTCCACTTGAAATAGCCTAGTAACAAGCCAACTAAGCCACCCAAAATAAGAAGAAGATTAATTGCACCTTTTCCTTTATTTATATCAGTTCTAAGTTCTTTAATTTCTTTTTTAACTTCATCCATGCTTTTAAATAAAGTTTTCATTCTTTCAGCACATATCTTTTCGTGGGTAGAAAGCCTAATACCTGTTGAAATTTTACTAAATTCTTTTGCTGTTATGCTTCTTTTTCTAGGCATCAATTTTTTCTTCTGGTTTACAATAAAATTTTATAAAT